TGATGAGGTTGGTGCTATCCTTGGTAACCTGCAACTTGTAGCGTTTCAGGATGTCTATGCCGTTCCTGACCGAATCGGGGCCTTTCTCTGCCGGCTTGATGTTAAAGCCAAGACGATAGATTTCCTCGATGCTCTTGGGTTCGGCAGAGTCCGCCACGATCTCCCAAGCCCTTGTAATCCCCAGCGACCGCAACTTGTCTGCGATGTCTTGGTTGGTCAGGCCCGTGGAGTACAGTAGTTCCTGAATCAGCAGGCAGTCCCCTTGGCGGTAGATAGCGACCAAGGCCGTAGGGTCGTTGCTAAAGCCCCAGTCAAGCCCAAGGGCGACGAATTTCGCTCGGCTGACATCGATACCCTCCACGACCTCGAAGTCCTCGTAGATAGCACCCTGAAGCGTTCCTACTTGACCAAGACCGTAGACCTTCCACCAGTTCGCCCAATAGGCACTCGTTTCGGCTTTGGTGCGGTTTAGTTCGATGTCCCTCCTAATCGTGTCGGGCAAAGCCTCGTTGTCCTGATAGGTCAGGATAAGCAGTTCGGAATCGTCCTCTCGCAGGACCTCGGTATGCGCCCAGAACTCATGCGTCGGGTTGAAGTCGATGTAGATGGCCTCGCTGGTACGAATGGCGAGTTGGTAGTAAGATTCAAAGTCGATGTTGTTCGCCTCGTTGATGAATAGCACCTGCCTCCTTGCGCCCCGGAGCCTTGCCTCTTGGTCAGCCGAGAAAAACTCGATGGTGCTACGGTTAGCGAACTGGTAGGTCAGCAGGGTCTTGTTCCACCTTGCCGGAACGAAGATGCCCTTGGCAATCATTATCTTGATGAAGTCCCGAATCGCACCCCTCCGAAGGTGAGGCACGGTTTCCCCTACGATGCTGATTTCGGTCTTCTTCGTGCAGGCTTGCTTGATTAGGACGCAAAGGATGCTGAAGGTCTTGGAGGCCGATGTCCCTCCTTGGATGACCCTCTTGCGATGGGTCAGCGATTCAATCTTCCGCTTGGCGGTGGTGTTTATGACCTTCATCAATCATCTTCGGTCCATTGTTCAATAAAGACCTGATTCTCCTGCTTATCCACCAAAGAGTTCAGCCGCTGGGTGATGCTTGCGTTGTACTGACCGACCATACCCCCTTCGATTTGGTCTTGACGGATGACCCGTTTTATGCGTGAACAGATGGCTACATAGTCGTCATATCGCTTGTCCCTGTTTGTGAAATAGGTCCCAAGGTCCTCAATGATGCCTGCATCCGCACACCAGTTCTCAAAGCCTTCCAAGGTCAAGGGTCGCTCCAAAGGCTCATGCTGGGGGATAGCATCCTTGCCGGGGAATACCGTCTTGGTCCTTGGGTTTGCCTTGACCTGCGAGCGGTATGCCTCAAAGTACTCCCACATCTTTTCGGGGGTTTCAATGTATTTGCCGTTGCCCTTACTGGTTCCCATTAGTATTCGATTTTGTCGATTAGGTCGCTTATCTTGTTTACGATTTTCATTTTCACTTCGTACTGGTTCGGGGCATTGGACTCATCCACCGCTCCGATGCAGTCGCAGAGGGTTGTAATGACCATCATGAGCGAGTCCATCCGAGCCTGCAGTTGGGCCTCTTCGTCATCCTTCGCCTTCGAGTTCGCCAAGTTCCCGGAGTTTATTTCTTGACCATGAGAGAGCCGACTTGCCACCCCACAACAAGTACGAGATGTAACCGCAGTCGCTGGTGTCATCAGCGTTGTCGTAGTAGGTTTCAGCACGGGACAGGTAGGAGTGCATCCGCTTGATGGTTTCGAGGGAAATTGCTTCCCCGTTTGCTAACTGCTGCGCCCTGACCTTGCCCGTCTGCGTCGCACACTTGTTGCCGTTTCTTTCGTTGAGTTCTATCCCTCGCTTGGCATTGGAGCGAATCTCTTGGCCGTAATCCGAATAAGACTCGAACTGCTGCCTCTTGTGATTCTCCCACGTTGAGCCACAAACGGCAAGCCGTTGAGCCGTATCCGGGAACTCTGCATTGGCTTCGTTGTTGGACATACAACGACCGATGAAGCCTTCCTTGCTTTCGTTATCCTTCGGAATTGGTAGGGGCATTCAGGGAGTGGTTTATGGTGTTTTGGTTGGCTTCGAGGAACAGGTCCGCTTGAAGGTAAATGTATTGGAGAGCCGATTTTACGCAGTCTGCGCACCACCAATTCGTAGGCGGTCGGCCGTGAGCGGTCAGGATGGCTTGCAGTTCTCCAACCGCATCGGGTGGCAGTCGCATCGTCAGGGATGCGATGTACTGGTCCCAATACTTGCGATGCTTTTGGGCAACGATGAACTGGTCGGTTGTCATTTGAAGGTCCATTCCCGAATGATTATTGCGGTGGCAGATGAGGCGAGGCCGAGGATCGGGGCCAAGTACCATTGGCACGTTGGCAGGGTCAGGGCAACCCCAAGCCAAAAACCAAAGCAGGTCATGCAGGAAAACGGCTTACGCTTGGCAAATGGCAAAGCGTAGAACCATCCCGGCAGGACCCGGAACTCCACGACCGCAAGGGTCGCTAAAGCACTAATCAGGATTGGAAAAACCAGTATATCCATTTGCTTCGATTGCGGTTTTGATTTTGGCCTTGGCCTGTTCGATTGAGTAAATGATGCTCCGGTACGGGATGCCCGTTTCACGGGACATGGCTTTCATATTGCCTGTTTGCATTAACAGGTTCAGCAGTTCCTTGTCGTAAGGGAACGCTCCGTCCTTGGCCCAAGAGTCCATCTCTTGCTGGGCGATGGCCCAAAGGTCATCAAGCAGGGAATCGTAGTCCTTGCCTTCTTCTTGGGTTTCGGGATCCACTTCGACCCGCTCGTCGTGGTGGCGGTACTTCTTTGCGAATTGGTTGTTGTTGCCCCGGTACAGGTTCATTATCAAACGGACGATGTAGAAACGCAGGTAACCTTGCACCTGCATCTTGGTGATCTTGTCGGGGTCTTTTTCGAGCAGGATTAGGACGACCTCTTGCTCGAGGTCCTTCCAAAGCGGATTGCCCCCCGTGATGGTGAGGCAAGCCTTGCGGATTTCTCCGCTTCGGTACAGGTCAAGGACGATGCTCTCTGCGTTCACTCACGCAAAGATGGAGAGCGCTCTTCCTAATGTTGCAAAAAATCCCGTGTCCTGTTCAAAACTTGTGTACGAAGGAATTTAATGTCGGGTCTTGCTCTCATGTTTATCGCAAGGATTTCGAGGTTATGCATGACCGTTGCGTGGTTCCTCTTGATGATACGCCCGATTTGGCAGTAGGTGTACAGGTATTCGGAGTAGGCGATGTCGGCGAAGATGCTTCGAGCAAGGACCAGTTCTTGGGTCTTGACTTCGCTCAAGATGTCGTCCGGGCTGACTCCGACAACCTCTGCCGTGTAGCCGAGTATGGTGCGAGATATTAGGTCCATGGTTATGCCGTCTTGGTTGAAAGTTCAATTAGTTTTTTAAGGCAGGCGTGTTCTGCTTGTTCGTGAGTGTCACAATGGTACACTAAAGAGGATTGAACAACAGCGTTGTAATGGCCGTTGTCATACTCAATAAAGTGCCTTAATCCGTGCTTCTCCCTGAACCACCTGAACGCTTGTTGGTAGAGGGGGGCAATACATTCGGCTTCATCCATGTCATTCCAAAAATTATCCTGCTCAAACCATAAAAAGGTTTGCTTTTGATTATACCAACCAAAACAAAGCTCATCAAACCCAAGCCCTTTGAGCGCAAGGGCTTGTTCGTAGGGGATAAATTCGTTTTTCATTTTGTTTGGGTTAGAACGGGTTTGGGGGTAGAGGCATCCAATGGCTCACTTCAATTAGGAACCAAGTTTGATGCTCGTAGTACCAACGGCCGTCGCCCAGCCATGCGTAGGCTTGATTCATGTCGGTCGTAAAAATCAGGACAGGCTCGTAAGGTGTCGGCATTCGGTCCAAGCATTTAATCCATTCCATGATCAGGCGTTTTTGGCTTGGAGGATACGACCGAGCAGGGTCCAGTTGACGGACCAAGCCTTGATGGTTTCGCTTTTGTCGGGACGGTTGCAGTTGACGCACTCCTTGCGGATATGCAGTTGCCAGCGTCGGAAATCGGTTGGTGTGGTTTTCATGGGTTTGGGGTTTGGTTGGTAAGGTTAGAGGCTGACGCTGGGGGAGGTTTGGTAAGACCAGAGGCTGACGATTGGTTCACAATGAATGCCAGACATCAGACTTGTCAGCAGAAATAAGCGCATTATCTCTTTCAGCTTTTAATCTAATTTTTTGAGCGTGTTCTAATTGAATTAGATTTACAATTTTTTCGGTTGCTTCTCTAAACTCTTTTTCAGTACCGTCAAGATATTTTCCTAAAATACCTCTTACTTCTTCTGTAATTTTCTTTTTTTGAAATCTCATTGCGTATAGTTTTTGGGTTTTTCTATGCATTATACCCGAATGCGTATAAATTTTGGGTTTTTCTATAAATTATATCCGATTGGGTATAGTTTCAAACAACCGATACCTCCCACACGAATCGGTCAGGGTCTTGACTTGCGGCCCGAATCCGTTGGAACGGGATAGGACATACTCACAAGCATCCTCCTTGGCACGTACCTCAATCACCTTCCAAGGGCGGTCGTTGGTACAAGCGGTCAGCAGCAGCAGCAGTAGCAGTCGGGCCATGGAACAAATCTACACATCTATTCCACACTTGCGACCACTCGCTGAAAATCCTCAACGCTCCTGATGACCTCGTATCGGTAGCCTGCATCTTGGACCACCCGCTGCCACCACTTCTGCGAGAGGGACTGCTTGCCCTTCTCTGCTTTGAACTCCAGCATCACCGCACCGGTTGGTGAGAGCCATATCATGTCGCTGACACCTGCGACCACGCCCATGGCCTTCATCACGCTGCCGGCATAGGCATTGGGTGCGTTGTTGTTGACCGTGAACAATCGGCCCCGGTCGTTGGGAAAGTTGTTCCAGTGCCACTGGAAGCATTCGGCTTGGAGTTTAAATTCTTGCATGAACTTACTTTAGGATTGGAAAACGGTCTTTATTGTGGAAGGCCCAGCCTGGCCTCCATCCCATGTAGCGGATGAACTCCAAGGCTTCGGCTTTGCTCTTGCATTGATTGTGCAGAACCCAAAACGGGCTGATGACCTTGGCCTTTGCCAGTTGAGCCTTTTGGTACATCGTGCTTTGCTTTGCCATTTCCATGCCTTGGGCCTTGGTCAGCATCTGCAAACTTACGACTTCACCTGGAGGCTTTGGCTTTCGCTCGTATTCAAACTTGCAATGCTTGCACTCCATGGCAGCCACCGGGATAATGGCCTCGCAATTCTTGCAGTTCTTCACCCCACCAACGCCAGCGGATTCCCGTTTGCGTTTCTTCTTCAAGGACCATTCCCGGTTCGTTTCCCAAAATCCATGGGTCTGCACGTTGTTCCCGAAGTCCAGCACCGTAAACCGTGTCTTGGTTGGCGTTACCCTGGAGCCTCGGCCAACCATCTGCATGAACAGGGGTAGGCTCGCAGTCGCCCGGTAGAGGATGACGACCTCGATGCTTGGTTCATCAAAGCCCGTGGTCATCAGGTCGCAGTTGCAAAGGATCCCATTGGTGGACTGCTTGAACCACGCAAGGGTTTCGGCTCGCAAGGACTTTGGCATCTCTCCGTCAACGTGCCGGGCGTTGAACCCTGCACTCTGCAAAGCCTCGCAGACCTCCTTGCTCGATGCGATGTTGCTGGCAAAGACGATAGCCTTCTTGCCTGGGCAAACCTTGGCGTAGTTCTGCACCACCCCGGCAAAGACCTTCCGCTCGCTGAATCGTTGGGCCATCTGCTCGGTGTCGTAGTCATCGCCCTTCATACGGATCCCGGAAAGGTCCTGCGTCATCCCGTAGGTCGTTGGTTCGGCCAGGTAGCCTTGACTGATTAGTTCCTGCACCTGAACCGGTGCATGGAGGGCCTTGTAAAACTTTGAGAGGCATTCCTGTTTTCCCCTACGCAATGGCGTTGCGGTCGCACCGATGACCACGGCCTTGGGGTTGATGTATGGCAGCAGGGGGTTGAATGTCTGCTTGTGGGCTTCGTCAATGATCACCAGGTCCATCCGTGCCAAGAGGTCCGTGTATTCAGCAGAGTCCTTCCTTCGGCTGAATGTTTGGGCCATGGCAATGAAGCAGTTTCCGGAAACATCGAGCCGGGTACGGTTGGCCTCAATCAAAGTCGGCTTGATTCCGAACTGGTCCAAGGCTCCGTTGGATTGCCGGAGCAGTTCAACCCGGTCCGTGAAGATGATGGCCTGCTTGCCTTTCTCTAAGGCCCTTGCAACCATGTAGGTGAACATGACCGTCTTACCGCTCCCTGTTGGGGAGCAGAGTATCAAGCGTCTTTTGCCCTCGGCAATGCTTGTCCGCATTTGGTCAATAGCGGTTTGTTGGTAGGGTCTAAGTGTGGTCACTTGTAGTTACTTTGAATTTGGGTGAAGTGACTACCAAAATCTGCGTTTTTGATAGCGTGAAGGCGGTTGTAGTCAGTGTAGTCACTTTAGTTACTACTTTCTTTAGAGTATATATTATACACACACACACACACACACACATGCACATATAAGCCCCTAAAGAAAAAACGCATTTTAAGTGACTAAGTGACTACACTAAAACGGATGTCGCTTATTATCAACCTTTTGGGCGTAGTCACTTTTATCTGCATTTTTCACCAAAAAGTAGCAAGGAAGAAAATTCCGCTCCCGTCGTGTCATTTTCTTACAGCCAAGGGACTTTAGGACCGCTCCGAGTTTGTGCGAACTGATGTGCTGCTTGGTGCAGGTTTCGATGAGGTCTTTGATTTCGGTATTGCTCATCCACTTGCCGTAGGGGTCACTATAATCCATCGGGATGGTAAACAGGTTTAGGAGCATTTCTTTCTCGATAGCCGGCTGCACGTTGTGCATGGTGTGATTGTTCAGCATCTTGATTTCGGCCTTGGATAGTTGCCAGGCATCGGCTCCGTTTAATTTAAAGGAGTGGAGGGCTTCAATGAACAGGTCCGTCTTGTCGATGGCTGCATATGCATCCCAGTCAATCTCGCTGATCACAATGGGCAGGATCCTACGGTTACCCGTTGGGTCGTTGATGACTTCCTCGTCATTGCTCGTACCGCAAAGGACCGCATACCGGTTAAGTTCTTCATGAACCCGGCCGTAGGGCTTGCGGATGCTGAATGTCTGCTTGGAGGACAGTTCCTTTAGTTTCTTGGCTTCCTGCTTGGATTTGCCACCGAACTCGTCATCGCAGAGGATGATCTTCTTGCACATGAGAATCTCATCGTCCTTGCCGGCATCCAGTTTGGATTCCCCGTAATAGGCCCGAAGTTCATCGGGCAGCAGGTTGCGAAAGAAGTTGGTCTTGCCAATGCCTTGGTCGCCACAAAGCACCAGGATGGTCAATGAGTATTCCCCGTGCATACTTGCGATGACCGAGCAGAGCCATTTGGTGATGCAGAGTTGCACAAACGTATGATCCTGGTTGGTTGTTCGGATGGTATTGGTCAGGGCCTCGATGCACCCGATAGGATTGCGATGGCCGTGCCTGGCAAAGAACTGGGCGAATGGATTGTAGGTCGGTGTAAAGTCCGAATCCACTATGGCCCCGACCAGTTGCATGTTGACCTCCTTCTTGCCAAAGGCTTCGAGGCAGTCAACGTAAATGTTGTTCAGGTCCACGTCGGTAATGGGTTGGCCTTTGTATTCAATGCAACGGGTTACTGCATTGCGTTTTAGGTCGAATGAACGTAAGAAAGCCTTTATCTGCTTGATTGGTGTATCCTCGGTGTCAGCGGATTTCAGTTCCGTTGTATCAAGAGCCATGGTGTTGGCAACGATTTCTTCAAGGCCATCGATGTCGATGTTGTCAATTTCCCGAAGTACCCGGACCGCTGCTTCGGTTGCTGCGTTGATGTCCTTGGGACCGCCATTGGTCCCGACACGCATGCGGTGGGACTTGGTTGTGGACACGATGTGCTTGGTGGTCTTGGTTTGAATCTCTAACCCTGCATTCTTAGCAAGCCACATGAACGAAGCAAAGGTCACTTGGTTGTGCTTGGAGTTGCAGAGTTGCTTGTACTTTTTGTCGCAGGCTTCCGGGTTGTACTTCGGGGATAGTGCTGAAACCCGATGGAACAGGTCCGCACCTGGCTCATGGTATTTTGCAGCAATGGCAAAGCCAATCTTGACCCAATCGGCATAGGAATCCGTAAGGTCTAATCGCTTGGCTTCGATTTGTTGGAGGATATGTTCGACATCGTGTTCACCGTGTGGGTAGAACTTTGGAACCGGTGCAGCCTTGGCCTTGGGTAGGTAGGTCTTAAATACCGGAACGGGTTTGTCGGTGATGAATGCGTCCGGGTCAAAACTCACGAACCGCAACCGGCTCACGTCTTTGCAAGCGGGATCCACGATGATGTGGTAACGGTCTGCGAGGCGTTTCTCCAAAGCATAGAAAGCGTCCAGGTGTCGGTCCGGCTCGATGCGGTAGTAGGCTGCATAGCCTTGCCCCCCGGTGCTTTGATGCAGGGCGTAGAGGTGTTCGTCCTGGCGGATTGCAAGTACGTCAACGCCTTCGTTGTCCTTGGCATCGATGTCGATGCAGATGATACCGGAATGCGTTTCGAGGCCTTCCTTGCCTTGCTTCTTGAACTTACCGCTGGGTGTTACGGCTGAAAGCCTCCGTTTGGTTTCTTCGGTCTTGGCTTTTCGATAGGCCATGACCTCCGTGTAGTAGATGCCATCTTTGATGTCCTGAATGTACTGCACAAAGGGCATGTGGTCTTCGGGGACATTGTTTCGCACACCGCCATTGGTGGACGCTTTGAACATTGATATTTCTGCCATAGGATAAGAAAAAAAAACCCCGACTGATTCCAGCAGCCGGGGCAGGGGTTAGAGAATGAACCCTTTATCGGTAGCACCATTTGGCTGGAATTACAAATGGGCTATGTATGTAAATGTATGTTGCCTGCAAATTTACACTAAAAAGGCATATCACCGTCTTGGGGTGCAAAATTTCCACCGCTGGTCTGCTGCTGGATCGGCTCTACTTTGCCGGATATGAACCGCTTGCCGTTGGATTCCTTGACCCACCCGGAGAGGCGCATCTTGGTTCCATCGGGGAGAACCACATCGCCCCGATAGTCTGGGCGTTTTGGGTTGTCGCCCTTATCATTGACGAATAGGGTGAAGGTGTTGGGTTGGGGGGTGTAACTCATGGTTGTGGGTTGTAAATGGTTGGGGTTGGGGTTTCGAGTTTGTGATAGTACGATTTGGTTACTCCGACATAGCCGGATTTGAGTAGGTCGTGCAGCACCCGGTAGGTGTAGCGTTCTTTGTTGCCCAGCAGTTCAGCAATCTGCTTGGCTCGGTAGGGGCGGTCGCATAGCAACCTGTAAACCCTTACGGCATCGGAGGCTCTTCTCATTTGAAACTAACGGCTATGGACGCTTTCGTGGCCTTGGCGGTGCAGACTGGAACCTGCTCGCCTGTTGATTCGTCAAAGATAGCGGTCTTTCCGGCTTGCCGAAAGGCTATCTTCAGCAGTTCCTCCCTCGCTTTGAGTTGGGCCTTGATGTCTGCGTAGATAGGGTCTTCCTCATAATTAGGCGTGAGGCTCCCTTCCTTGAGGGTAATCTCTGCACCGAAGGCTTGGAAGGTCTTGCCGTGCTTCGAGGCTTCGTCGGCTACGGTCTGCTCGGTCGCCTTGATGGTGGCTTCAAGAGCCTTGACGATGGCCTTGAGTTTGATGTGGGCCTCCACCGGGTTGACCTCGCCATCATTGATTCGGTCGGTCAGTTGCTGGGCGATTTGGGCGATTTCTGCCTTGCAGATGTCGCTCTTGGGGATTGTGATTAAAGTCGGGTAGGTCATGGTTTGGATTTGAAGGCTTGAAATACTTGGCTTAATGCCGGGGCGCAATAAATCCCCAAGGCATCGCATAGGCTGATGTACTCTGCAATGGTTAGGTGAATGACAACGATTTTTTCGGTCAGGGCTTTGACCAGTTCCTCGCCAAGGGTCGGGTACTTTTCTTTGTACTCAAGGAGTTTACGAAACTCGTCAGCGTTCATTTGTTGTAGTAGGCTCATGGTCTTGCAAGTTGATTTTGGATGAATTGGATGCCTTTCTCGAAGCGTGCAGGGGTCATGTGGTCGATGTCCTTCATGAACTTCGCCTGCTGCTCCTTTGGCAGTTTGTCAAGCAAGGCAAGGAAGTCAGCCTTAAGGGTTGCGGTGGTCAGTTCGTCGTAGGAAGGAACCAGTCCGAGTTTGTCGTTGAGGTCCAGCAAATTGGCGTTAGCCGGATTGGTGGGGGCTGTTTTGTGCTTGCCCTTGTACACATCAATCCCAATCCCAATCCATGAGGCGATTTTGGTGATGGCATCGGTGGTCGCTCCTTTGGCTGCGTCGCCCGGGTCGTCGTTCATAGACGAAGCGATGCACTCGTAGTAGATGTCGTGGGCAGGGATTGTGAAGACGGTCTTTAAGACTGCCGTGTATTCGGTCCTTTCTTTGCCGAATTTAGTCGTCCTTGTGGCGGATGTAATCGGACTTAACAGGTCGGTCTTAACGGACCATGCACCAACACCAAAGACTTGGTTTAGTCGCTCGGTTACGAAGATTCCCTTGATTGTTGAGAGGTTGTCTTTGGTTGGATGTGGTGCAATTGCTTCGGGTGGTAGAGGCTCGGCAATCTTGGCGAGTTGCTCCGGGGTGAGGTTTTTCATGGTTTTGAGGTTTAGTTGGTTAGGAGTGCGAAGATGAACCTTCCGAAGAAGGCGATGCCGAGGCAGGCGGTCAGCATGATGTAGCCCGTAACGAGGGCTGCTTTGAGTGTGGCTTTGGTTTCGTGGTTCATGGTTTTGAGGTTTGAGGTTAAAAGAATGTGCGTTGGCGAGCCGCACCCCTCGGTTGGTTAGAGGCTGGTATAGAGGCCCGTAACTTTGGTAAAGGTTGAAGGCAAAGAATCGAAGTACATTCCTTTGGCTTCAAAAACGGGCTTAACTTCAAGGTTTTTGTATTTGCAGATTTTGACGTCATATAAATCGGAAGAAGTCAAGGTTACATACATGATGTTGGCTTTTGGGCATCCTTTGAACTTTACGATTAGGGTGTCTTGGTCAGCAAAGCAGGTCGCTCCTGTCATTGCTAAGAATTTGTTTCCGCCAAGTGCTTTGAGGATTTCGGTTTGAGTTGTCATGGTTTTGAGGTTTTGTGGTTGGTTTGTATGTCAAAGGTACAACGACTTTTCCTATTTTGTGCCACCTCGTAGCAAAAAAATTATTTAACCCCCTTTGGATTGCATTGGAGGGGTTTTTGTACATTTACACCCATGCCCGAATACCACTCCCTTCGACCTGCCAAGGCCCTCACGAACGCCTTGGAACGGCTGATGATAGCCATCGACAACGCTGACCTTGAAGGCAACCACGCCCTGCTGCTTGAATATCGGAAAGCCTGCGAGTTACTCGGCTATGACCCGGCCATGGCTCAATGGAATGGGACCAAGGAGGTCCACCTATCCAGCGGTCCCGATGTTGCCGACCCTGTTGCGGTCAACTACTTCCACAAACTAAACCCCGAAGAATGAGAACCATCACCCACCTCGTCGTCCATTGCACGGCTACCCCGAAGAACACGACCATCGCCAGCATCCGCAAGCATTGGAAGGAGGCCCTTGGATGGAAGTCCGTTGGCTATCATTGTATCATTGATTCGATTGGGAACGTAACGGTCTTGGCTCCTGATAGTGCCATCACCAACGGAGTGCAGGGCCACAACGCTACGAGCCTCCACGTGAGTTATATCGGAGGCAAAGACAAAGATGACCGAACTATCGGCCAGCGTCAAGCGATTGCCGTGGTGCTTTTAGATTGGCTCAAGAAGTATCCCAAGGCCCGCATCATCGGACACAGGGACTTTCCGGGCGTTACGAAAGCCTGTCCCCAGTTCAATGCCGAGAAAGAGTACGGCTACCTGTACCTAACTGCCAGCGGTGTAGAACCTGTCGCAGGGGGCGAAGGAAGCAAAGACCTGTAATTCGGGACCT